ATTCCATTTAATTGTTTACTTAATCCATATATTTTAAAAGTACCACCATTGATATTCCCACTAGACATCTCAAAACCTATGCCATCACATAAAGTTGCAGTTGATAAACTAAAATTAGATTCTGAAAACTGATGAGTACCATCTGCTAACTCTATTCCAGCTTCAAATTTAACAACCTTTTCATTTGCAGTATATGGAACTATCCAAGCACGAATAAAAGAACCTTCACCTGTAGCATTACCAACACCTGTATGCACATCATCTGATGTACCATTGTGTGCAGAACTACCACCTGTTGTGTCAGTAAATGCCCACCATTTGCCCCTTTTTGTACTACCACTTATTGCTGACCCACTTGCTCTTAATGAAAATTCTAAAGCAACATCATCACTTACTGCATCACAATCCAGGATTTCTATAAAATAATGGTCATAATTACTGCTAAAAACTCCATCAAAATTTATTGCTGAATCATTACTTGCAGTAGTTTTTGCAATTAAAACCATACCTTCTCTAGTATCAGTTCCTATATATTCCATAGTATTATGTTCTTTCCAAGATAGATAAAGTTACACTGACTTTGTCTGCAACACTGCAAGACACTTGTAATACATCTGTTACTTCTACTACTTGTCCTTTCAACACATTTATAGATGTGCCTACTGGAATATTAACATCATTTAACAAAAATGAAGTGTCATTTGTTTCATCATTTGTTCCACCTCTACTTCCTGTGTCACTAACTAATTTTACATCTACTGTTACATCAGCAGTATGTATATTAGCTATAACTAAAGCCATTACTATTCCTGTTACTCCACTTCCAGCAGTATACAAATCTTCAGGGGTGTCGCCACTGGCTGACATTCCATCAAATGTAATTACCTTAAATGTATTTGCCATTTTATTCCTTCCTTCTTAATTAATTATTATGTTAATGCTATTATTAATGCAACAACATCATCTTCACTTATTCCACTACTTGCAGTTGCCCATTTAACGCCTGTTGTTTCGCCACTGTCAGCAGTTAATACCTGATTATTACTACCTATTGCTAACATTTGTGGATTACCTGAACCATCACCAATTAATATATGACCTTTAGTAGTCATATCAACAGATGTTATTGCTGATGTGCCATTACCAATTAAAACACCATTTGCAGTTAGTGTTGATGCACCTGTACCACCATGTGCTACTGCCAAATCTCCACCAAGTGTTATGCTACCAGCAAAAGCTACTGTACTACTACTAGCAGTTGCATTAGGAGTTACTGTCATGTGTGTTGCATAAGCACCACCTATAAAGCTATCTAGTGTCATTGTGCCACCATCTGCCACACTCCAACGCCATTTGTCTGCACTATCTTCCCCAGCATCAGCAAACCAATATTGGTTCATTGCAGAACCACTAGCACCTTGAATTGTTATATCTTGTACCCATTCAGGTATGTTACTGCCACCCATTTGTAAAAATGTATTGTCAGCACCCTTTCCTAACCTGGAAAGTTGTGTACTGGAACTTGCGTAAACAATATCACCTGTAGCTTGAGAATCAAATACATGAAGTCCTACGCCTTCAAATTCTGATTGTGTCAGTTCAGTTCCTACTGAACCATGTTTTAATTCATTTGCCATTATTCACTCCCTTGCATTTTTGCATCTTTTAAACCAGCATTTATTTGTGCTATGTTTGTTAAAACTACGTTTGATGAACCTTGATTTGTTGGAAAATTAAAAGCATTAAAACCACCAGCATTAAAAGGATTTTTACTACTGTCTAGCCATTGTTTTGCTTTAGCTGGGTCACCACCTACTGATGGCAATCCCAATACTCCTTTAAATAATTCACTTTGACCTTGTGTACCCATCATGCTTGGAAATTCATCATAAATACTGCCACCACCACCAGCATCAGGTGATTGAAAGCCACCAATTGCCATATGATAATCAATCCATGATTCTGTTGCAGATTGTACTGCACTTGCTTGTTCTAACATTTTTTGTGATTGTTCTTCTGTTGCTTCTATTAAAAATTGTCCTATGTAATGAACATTATCAATAGCACCTTCATTTGTTCTTAATGCTTCATTCAAAGTCTTTAAGGCTTCTATTTCTTTATCTGTTAAAACTACAGTATGTTCTTTAAATTCATTCATCTTGCCTGTCATGTTTTTAAATCTTTGCGTTTCATCTATTAAAGGAACTAGTGCATCTGCCTGTGTGCCAAATATCTTTGCCAACTTAATTGCTTCAGCTTCAATTCTCATCATTTTAAATTTTTCTGTTAATTTATCCATACCTTTATTCACTAACTGAGTTGGCATAAGTTGGAAAGCTAATATTCCAAAATCTGTAATCATTTTTTTCATAGGACTTTCAGCATCTTCTACTGCATCAATATAATCATTCATTGCAGTTACAGTAGTTATTAAAGCTGGGACAAGGTGACTTGCTAATTCTCTTTTCAAGTTGTCCATTTGCCCTTCTAATATTGTTATATCATCTGCTAAATCTTCAGCCATTTGTGATTCTTCATCTGTCCAATTTGACATTGCATCAGCTTCTTTTAGCAAATCTCTAAAACCTTCTGCACCATTTTCTAAAGCTGGTAATAATGAGTTACCAAACTTACCACCAAGCAAATCAGTTGCAATTGCTTGTTGTTGTAATTCACTACTTACTTCAGCAATTCCACCAGCAACACGCATAAATAATTCTTCAGGTTTTAATCCTTCAAAATCATTAACGCTTATACCAAGTTGTTGAAAGGTGTCTATAAATTCAACATTGCCTTTCCTTGCATCATCAACACGCATGACCAAAGTACGCATACCTTTTTCAAAACCTTGTATAGTTGTACCTGACAAATCAAGTGCAATCCTTAAAGAATCTAGTGCTTCAACTGATATCTTGGTTCTTGATGCCATTTTTCCAAGCATATCCCCAATTTCAATAAAATCTTTAACTGAAGCAATTGCAAAACCAGTAAATGCAGTACTAACTGCTAGTATGCCAACTTTCATTTTTGAAAAAACACTGCCCATGCTTTGCCCAAAGCCTTGCATTTGTTGACTTGCTTGTTTTGTATTCGCTTTTAATAATACGCTTAATTCACTTATATTAGCCATTAAAAAATTCTTCCCTTAATTTATTCCACATCTTGACCTGTTCAGGTGACATTTTACTTGCATCTGAATTGAATGTTCTTTTTGAACTTTCAGCCAATCTGTATTCTAATATTTGTTTTACCAAATTCCAATCCTGTTTTAATGCCACATCAGGTGTGCAATTAAAAGATTCACAAACTATTGACACAAGTCCCTGTTCAGGCATTCCTACTGACCCTGTTGAGTCAAAGATATATCTTGCAAGGGACTTTATACGTTTTTTTCTTCACCTTTTGTTTCACCTGACGTTGCAGTTATTAACCAAAGTATTTCTTCATTATACAAATCCTTAAAGACTTCAGGATTTTTATAAGGTTTAGCTTTAGGCTCTCCATCAATGCTTGTCCAATTCCAATCAACTACCCTGTTTGCTAAAGACTCACAAATTGTGTCCATTGCAACAGATAGCTTTCCTTCATCAACAGAACTTCTGAATGTACCCAATGCCAAACTTTCTTTTATTGTTACTACAGGGAGAACCATCACCCATTCATTTTCATGAAGTTTCACTGGTTCTCCCTGTTCTACAATTTCTTCTCCTTCAATTACTTGCCCTATATGAATAATGCAATCTGAAGAATCTACTTCTTTTGGTTTTATTTTAAAGTTTTTCAAAGTTGTCCCCCTTTAATTAATTGTTTAACTTACTGCCCTAGTTAATGCACCACTTACTTGGAAATCAGCACTATAAGTAGTAGCACCACCTACATCAGAAGTTATTGAATAACTACTGACAAAAGCAGAACCACTATATACTGGTGCGTTAGTTCCAGCAGAAGCACCTGTTGTTTCAAAACTTGCAGTTGCACTTCCACTTCCTATCCTGGTAAATATAGTTGCATCACCTTGTGAAGCAGATGGGTCAAAAAACCCACTTACAGAATAATTTGAAGTTGGAAGTCCTTCAACAAAAGTACTAGCTGAATCCCCAAATGCAGTAACGTCTACAATGTTGACGTCTGTTGTCTGCGTTATAGATGATAATTCATCTTCAATAGCCACGCTATTAAATGAAAAATCAGCAGTCTTTCCTGATTGTCTTGCCATTTTTTACTCCTTATTTTGTTAATAAAATTTTTAATAAACTATTTAATATGTTCCTACTTCAACACCCATTGATACCATGCAGTTGAAATTGGTTAATCCACTATATTGCGTAACATTAATCTGCAAATAGCGTTCACACGCATCAGTGGTTTGAACTGACTGAACCCCTACACCTGATATTTGTGCAAATGCAAGGAAGTCCCCATATCCACTACCACTTGATGATGAATCTTGTATTTTAATTGTTGCAGTACCACTACCACTTACTGCCGTTATTCTTAATGTTGCAGTTTTAGTGCTACCAGCACTTAATGTACCTATTGAAGATGCTGAACCTGTGTCAACTCTTGAAGATGCCACTGCACCTGTTCCTGACAAGGCAGTTGAACCTGGTGTATATAATATTGCACTTCTTCTTATACTTTCTGTTGATGTTGCATTTGTATTTATTGCAGTTGCACCTTCAACTGGATTATCTATAGTTTCACTTGTCAAATTTGCTTTAACTTCATAAGCATTGTTGCCTATTGTTAAACCACTTGGTGCAATCATAACTTCACTTGTTCCTGTTAAAGCACTGTTTATAATTTCATCTGATTCATTATCTGTAGGACTGAAAAAACTATTTAAAGTAAAATTGGCATTTGG